ATCGTATCCATCAGCCATCTCTCGCAGTTTGATAGCCTCACGTTTGACGTTAGGTATCAATGTTTCATGCAAGCGCTTGCCCTCAGTGAGCTGCTTGAGCGCTGTCTCGCAAACCTTCAGAGATGCGTCAATCGAATACTGCTTAGCTTCCTCTAACTGCTGAGCAATCGCTGCATTAGACTGCTCAACAATTTTTCCCAGCATCTCGGCTGGTAGGTTCCAGCTACCTATTTGCCCATCGCTGAATACTGGCAGCGGCTCAGGATCAGCAATTTCAATAGTGAATTTATTTGCTACCTCTTGAGCTGTCGGGAATAAGCGCTCAGCCTCAGCTCGCCACGAGCCAAAATTATTATTCAATGCGTCTGCTCGATAGCCTTCATAATTCTCCAGAAAGTTATTGAGAGAATGTTCCGCTATATCCTTGAGATCAGCGAGACCAGCAGCAACATCTGGATAACTCAGCACGTTCACCATCTTTTTTCCGCGCCGCTGTCCTTTACCTTCAGCCGACTTAGCATAAGGTATGCTGTTTAAGTCCAGATAGGTACGCAAGCGCCTGTAATTTTCCTTGACCTCTTTAAGCTCGTCTAAGCCTTCAAGTAAAAGGTCTTTATACATGCGAGTCCCGCTCGCCTCAGCGCCAGCCTCTTGAGCTGCTTTCTCAGCGGCATCGCTGAATTTTCCGACACCATCCCAGAATGAGACCTTAACAGCGATCAAAAGAAAGTTATTTGCTGCCATCTTGACCGCATCAGATACCGACTGCGTTTGTATTGCTTCAGTTAAGTTACCTTTTTTCATAGTGATTGCCTTTATTAATAGACTGTTAAAATAGTGTGTGTTGATTGAAATTCAGAATGCTTTTGTTTGTGAATCACAACATTAATATCTTCGACCTGATGAACCCACGTATTAGGCTGGTTCTTGTGAGCCTGATTGATTCGCTTCTCTGGCCGAGTCACTGCCTTCTTGATCAGCTCAAGCCGAGAGAGTAACTGTCTCTCTCTGACTCTCTGCTGGAAATGCTCGGTTTCTACATAGTTAATATTCATGCTGGTTACCTTTTTTCATAGTGGTGTATCAGTTTATGGTTAATAAAAATCATAATAGAAAGCACTCGTTAGAATGCTTTCGATATGACTTCTCAGACGATCATAATTCCATCTATACAAGCATGACCTTCTCTTATGCTGGCATTAACTCCCAGCGCTCTGAGTCTGCTTCTGGTAGTCGCAGTAGGCCATTCCATAAAAGTTTTCTCATTAGCTTTTGCAAATGGTGAATACTTAAAAGTATCTGGTGTAACTGTCGCGATATGATGACTATGTAAATAAATATCAGCGTAATTAATTCCAGAATTTACGGAGTGCTTTACTTCAGTATTTGCGCTCTTCCAGTTAGTACGGTCTAAAATTGCTTGGATCATTTGCTTTTCTATTTTTCTCATGATGATTACCTTTATTTATAGTGTATTAATTTATGGTTAATGAATTGCTTTCGATATAACTTCTATGAAGTAAGCCATTCTTGAAAGGTCTTGATGTATCCTTTCGGGTTGAATTTCTTTTCGTTAGCAACATAGATTTCGTAGCGATCTTTTAACGTGCCTTGATAGCTCATAGTGATTACCTTTATTTATAGTGAGTGAAAAAACCATAATAGAAGGCACTCGGCTTATGTGTTCACAAAGTACCTTCGATATGGATTCTTTTATTGAATCGCTCATTTCGTAACTAATGGGTTATGGCAGGCTCTCTCGCGATCACTTCTCTCTTCAATCGATCTTCAACGATGCAGCGTCAACATAACTTTACTATTACAGGCTGGTTAGACCATCTCGTAGTATCCAACTAAACAATGTATGCGAGTCTCACGACTGGCTGGCATGTTAGAAAGTAGACTTACTCAGTGTGCTACTTTTACAGCTTACGAACCCAGCACATTTATCCGGCTGGTAGATGTATCAGCATTTGATGTGCCTTTGATTCACTGCCAGTTGACCTAGTGGCTGGCGAGCACCCTGCTCTGTCGTGAATCTGCTCTGAGCGTTGTTGAGAATGATTCTCATTTGGCTCAGTGCGTCCTTGCTGCTGATGTGTTAAGTATAACAATAATTATCGTCACATGTACAACCGTCTTTAATCATTTATTTTAATTAATTTGATATATCTCTTGAGTCATCGTTAACAGCTCTATAATTCAATTTCGCACGTTCTCTGTTAATTGGTATCAATGTAAAGGGTAACAATAAAATCGGCTGACGGCTGGCTGAGAGAGTCTGAGAGGGTGTTGCTGATGACTTGTCGAGAATAGGCCGATATACTTGCTGAATCTGTTCCGGACACGCATTTAATTTGGGAGTGAGTTATGACTGATAAATTGACTGGTAAACAGCGGCGCTTTTGCGAGCTGGTAGCGAGCGGTAAAACTCAAGCTGACGCATACCGTGAAGCGTACGACAGTAATGGGTGCTCTCAGACTGTGAGAAATAGTGCTTCCAAGTTAATGAAGATGGATTACATAAAGAGTACGGTTGATTCGATTATCAAGCGAAAGAGTGATCTTAATCTGGCTCGTCACGTGTCTAACCAAGATTTGGTAACACGTACTCTAAGAGATCACATAACTGGAATGATCGATTTAGAACCAACACAGGTTCAATCACTTTCGATCTTAGCTAAGACAAGCGGAATGTACACGACAAGAATCGAAGATGTAACCGAGCGATCAAGTGACGATATCGCTAGTGACCTCAAACGTAAACTGTCACAACTGGCACTTGTCACAGACGATGATGTCGATGATGAAGTATCCGATGTCACACATTAGCGTGTAGGTGTCGAGTGTCACACATTGTCTCGAAGGTATCGCATGTAACATTACGTCATGTGTCACACATTATATCGTAATGCCTCAGTGGTGTCAGATGTCACATTTTCCGAGATCGCGTGATCTCATGATAGCCACCCCCCCGACATAGATTTGCCATCCCGTGTATATACATAGCATTCCACACAAACGATTCTTCACTTTTCAACATTCCTCATTTTTCACATGTCACTTGTAACTTGTCTAACCCTTTTTTTCACAGTAAAGTGCCATCGAAATATCGGCGAAAAATTTTCTGCAAATTTTTGGAAAAACGTCTGCTGTAACACTTGACATGTCTTCGTCAAGAGGTACACTCTGCTATACTTCTCATAGTTACGTCTACGAAATATTACGAATGTGAGTTAACGAGAATCCCTTGATGGGATTCGGTCTTAACAGCAGGGAGATGACGTAACGTAATATTACGACAGAAGTAAAACTAATCGGGAATACTCTGCGTGAAAATTGATCCTTCTCTGCTTTCCACTGTAGACCAGTTACCGCCAGACCAGCAGAAAGAGATACTAGAGCTGCTGACTTCTCTGGAGGAAGCGAAGAAGAGGGAAGGGGCGCGAGAGAGTTTCATTGATTTCGTGAAGTACATGTGGCCTGCATTTATTGAGGGGCGGCATCACAAGATTATGGCAGATGCGTTTGAGCGTATCGCCAAGGGTGATCTGAAGCGGTTAATAGTGAATATGCCGCCTCGACATACCAAGAGTGAGTTTGCATCGTATTTGCTTCCAGCATGGTTTCTGGGGCAGTACCCTGAAAAGAAGATAATCCAGACGGCGCACACAGCGGAGCTATCCGTTGGCTTTGGCAGGAAAGTGCGTAACTTGGTCGATGATACTGATTTCAAAAAGGTTTTCCCCCAGTTGGCTTTGAGGGCCGACTCCAAAGCGGCTGGGCGATGGAGTACCAACAAGGGTGGTGAGTATTTCGCTATCGGTGTTGGTGGTGCTGTAACAGGTAAGGGTGCTGATCTTCTCATTATTGATGACCCTCATAGTGAGCAAGAAGGACAGAGCATTGACCCCTCTGTGTTTGACAAAACTTATGAATGGTACACATCCGGCCCTCGCCAACGTCTTCAGCCCGGAGGCGCAATAGTTATCGTCATGACACGCTGGCACATGCGTGATCTGACTGGAAAGATTATAAAGTCATCGACTCAGCGTGAAGGAGTTGATGAGTGGGAAGTCATTGAGTTTCCAGCCATTATGCCGTCAGGCAATCCTTTGTGGCCTGAGTTCTGGAGCATGAAGGAGCTGGATGCACTCAGAAATGAATTGCCGTCCAGCAAATGGAATTCGCAGTATCAGCAAAGCCCTACCGCAGAAGAGGGAGCGCTGGTTAAGAAGGAGTGGTGGCAACTCTGGGAAGAGGATTATCCGCCACCGTGTGACTTTGTCATTCAGTCTTGGGATACGGCATTTCTTAAAACCGAAAGGGCTGACTACTCAGCCTGTACCACATGGGGCGTATTCTATGCGCCTGATGACCAAGGTCGAAACAAACCGAATATTATTCTTTTGGATGCGTACAAGGAACGTCTTGAGTTTCCTGAGCTGAAGAAGATAGCTTACGAGATGTACATGGATGCAAAGCCAGATGCTTTTATCGTGGAAGCCAAGGCAGCGGGAACGCCGTTGATCTTTGAGCTAAGAGCAATGGGAATACCTGTTGCCGAATACACACCAACAAGGGGTAACGACAAGATAGCGAGGGTTAACGCTGTTGCTGACTTGTTCGCATCAGGAGTGGTGTGGTGTCCTGAAACCCGATTTGCCGAAGACGTAGTTGGCGAATTTGCTGCCTTCCCCGCAGGGGAACATGATGACTTAGTAGACTCATCCACTCAGGCACTACTAAGATTCAGGCAGGGCGGCTTTCTCAGTCTGTCATCAGACGAAGAGGAAGAACAGCATATGCCACGCAAGGCAGATTATTATTAGCATGAAAAATTTAATAAAAGAAAAAATTAAAAAAGAAATTCGGCTATGGTCTAAAGATCAACTGGAGCCTCCAAACCCTGAGTTTAATAATTTGCCAGTATGTCCTTATGCGAAGAAAGCTTGGGCTGACAAAAAAGTAGATTTTGTTTTTAAAACAAAGCTTTACGAAAATAAAATTATTTATAATTTTTTAGAAAATTGGGACGATTCAAAAGATTTAGTTATTGTTGTCGATGTGAATTTTGTAGAAGATACAAAAGAATTTCATGACAATCTTGATGACATAAACGAAGACATATCTGAAAACGATTTCGGAGACCCAGACCTGTGGGTTATGGGATTCCATCCTTATCAAGAAGTTAACGAATTAATTGATGATGGAAACTTTGAAGGAGAAACTGAAGAGGAGTATGCGCTCATCTTCATACAAAGACTTTCGAAACTAGAAAAAGCGTCAGAAAAATTAATCTCTCAGGGTTACTATGAAACCTACTTTGATACCTATGAAGTAGAACAAATGTACGCACTTCGTAAAGAATATTACAGGAGACTCCAAAATGCGTGGATCGAAGAAAGCAGGACCAGTTAGAAGAAGAGTAATGAAAGGTGGAGGCATGGCGAAAAAAGCTGGGCCTAAAAAACGAGTCATGCGTGGTGGTGGCATGGCGAAGAAGTCAGGTCCAAAGAAAAAAATGATGGGCGGAGGCATGGCTAAGAAGTCTGGACCCGCTAAGAAAAAAGTTATGCGTGGTGGCGGAATGGCTAAAAAGTCTGGTCCAGCCAAGAAAACAACGATGCGTGGCGGGGGCATGACCAAGAAGTCTGGCCCTAAAAAGAAAATGAGAGGTGGTGGTATAGCTAAAAAATCTGGTCCTAAAAAGAAAGCACGAGGTGGCGGGATGATGCGCCGTAATCTTCGAGATGAAGAGGCTAGAGTCATTGGCAGACAAGATGATGCAGCAGATGAGTTACGCCGCGTAAGAGCCAGAAGACCTAAAGATGCAACCGAGCGCAGAGACAAGAAAGATGAGGTTAGAAGAGTTTCAGCCAGAGAGCGTGATGCTCGTGATGAAATGGGAAGACTACGCCGCAAGGCGGTAGGGCTTGGTATGAAGACTGGCGGTAAAGCTAAGAAAAAACAAGGATTTAATGACAGACTTGATGAGTCTTTAGGAATGCGAAATCGCAAGACCTCTGCCAAAAAGTCAGCTCCAAAAAAAGCAGCTAAGAAAAAAGCAGGACTATCTGACAAGATTAATCAGCATAAGCGCATGGCAATGGGTGAGAACGTGTTGACAGGCAAGATGATTAAGAAGAAGAAAGGTGGTCAGACAATGGCAAGCCGCAGAAAAGAAAGCGAAGGCATGGAGAAATCTATGGGTCGCAGAAAGTTTGCAGCGGTAGGCACTATGGACAAGGGCCGCAAGAAGCTGGCTCATGGTGGCCGAACTCACTCTACTACAGCGGTTAAGATAGACATGGGTATGCCTAAACCAAAAACAATTCAGGCTCGTGGTCGAGGTGCGGCAATCAAGGGTACTCAGTTTAGGGAAAACACTTAGTGGCTATCGAAAAAGCTTTGTACACTAACGGCGCTTTGCCGACTGCTGATGAGATTGAGGTAGAGATAGTTAACCCTGATGAGGTGACTATCTCCACCGATGATATGGAAATCAATATGGACTTTGAGGAGCAGATTCCTACAGACCATAATGCCAATCTCGTTGATTTCATGGAACAGGGTGAGCTAGACAGGCTCGGTAGTGAGCTTGTGAATCTTTATAACGCTGACAAGAACAGTCGTAAGGACTGGGAGACCTCTTACATAAAAGGTCTTGACTTGTTAGGCATGAGGTTTGAAGATAGGACGACTCCTTGGGACGGAGCCTGCGGCGTGTTTCACCCTCTGCTCAGTGAAGCCGTTGTCAGGTTCCAATCTCAAACCATTATGGAGATATTCCCTGCTAGTGGTCCAGCCAAAACATCTATCGTTGGCGCACTGACAGACGAAAAAGTTAAACAAGCCCAGCGTGTTCAGAATTACCTTAACTACATGATGACGGTTAAGATGCCTGAATACCGCACTGAGACAGAAAAACTCTTATTTTCTCTACCCATAGCAGGCTCAGCTTTTAGAAAAGTTTATTACGATCCCAATCTGGGTCGTGCTTGCAGTATGTTTGTGCCAGCAGAGGACTTTGTGGTGAGCTATGGAGCCGCTGATCTGGAAACAGCCGAGCGAGCTACCCA